TGGAAAATACGCAGAGATTTGTGAAGGGATAAAAGTAACAGTACCACCAAATCAAGTTATACCACATACGCATGAAATAAATAAAAAGTAGGCAAGGTTCACTAGAAAAACCAAGCCTACTTCTTGTTACCAATAACATTAATATTATATAAGATTATTTTTTCTTTTTGCTTTTAGCTAATAATTTTTTAAAGATTGTTTTCGTTGCACTTTTTATTAACCCTAAAATCGCTGGTGAACTAGCAGCGATAAGGCTAATGGCAGCCACGTTAAGAGCAGCACTAGGAGAAGGAAGAAAGGAATCAACAAACGTGACTTGTTCGTATTCCGCGATACATTCAATGCCATCAGAACCTCTTTTATATGATTTTATCCTTTCAGTGCGTGCTTCTGAAGTATATTCACCAATTCTGCGATCATTCTTATCAGGACATGGAGGAACTATGGGTTCATTTTTTTTATCTTTTGGTATTTCAGCTTTTGGTGGTTTACTTTCTGGTAATTTTGCTGGTTTGTCATTTACAACAGCAGCCTCCTCCATAATGATTAGTTGATCTGCCTGATAATTTATCGGTATAAATGACGGATATGGACAGTTACTTACAACTCCGTTTGGGTCATCTATCAATAAATTTCTATTGCCAGTATTTTTAACATCTCGGTGATAGTACTTGCACCCAATAGTTTCTACATTAAGAGGTTCATATCCTGGTAATGATACTTGTGGAATATATACATCAGGTATTTGTATGTCAGGTATATTTATTTCTAGTATTTCCACTATAAAGGTAAAGATTTACCTGTTACAGATGGTAATTTTTTATCTATCTGTCCAGGCAATATAGTTTGCACCTCTTTCATTATCTGACTCATAACTCTACTTTTAAATTGCTCTGATGTTACATATTTATAACCAAAATATGCACCTCCGCTCATACTTGCCACCATAACGAAGGAAACTATACTGAGGACATTAGCGACTTTGTTAAACATGATTAAAGAAGTTCTTAATAAGATGGTAGCACCACTAACATTTATGACGCTATTTCTTCTGGTTGGTTTGATGCCTCTGTATCTGATGGCTGCGATGCTTCGGATGAGTTTTGCTCCGCAATCTGCTGTTCCAAAATCTTCATTGCACCAGTGATTTCATGGTACGCAATGCTTAACTGGTCACGTTCCAGTTTTAATTGTTTTAATTTTTCCTGTAAATCCATAATTATTCGTAAACTTTTTTACCTGTGACAATAGCAGCATCTATAGCTGTAAAATCTTCACTTGTCCAGATAGAGGTCGTTCCATCAAGTTTTTTATAAGCCTTGATAATTTCAAGATGATCCACGTTTCTTTTAATACGATCTTTCCATTCTGCTTCTGTTTCATTAGCATTTGCAGCGGTATCTGTATTTATCAGAGTGACGCTATCACCAGCAGTTAAAAAAATCTTAGCGATTTCATCAGCAGTTCTTTCTTCCATAATTAAAAATAGATTTGTTTACAGTTTACCCTGCTTCGAGGGCTGTGACTTTTGCTGATAATTCTTTTATTGCTTGAACCATAGCAGGAATAAGATTACCATATTTTGCTTCTAATCTATTTGGATTATCCTCTAACACTAAATCAAGATAATCATAATCTTTTTGAGCCTCTTGAAGTTCTTGTGCTAAAAATCCTGCTCTTGTTGTACCATCTTTACCATTTCCATCTCTTGTCTGCCATTTGAATTTAACAGGACGTAAAGAATTTAAGAATGATAATCCAGCTGGTAAAGCTACTACTTCCGTTTTATCTCTACTATCCGATAAGCCAGAAATAGAAGTATCGTTACAACGTAAACTATTGATCTGAGAGTTACCTAAAGTTACTGAGGTATTTGTTGTAGCACTTGCGGGTTCAGCGTCATACCCAATACAGACATTATTACTGCCTGTTGTAATAGAAGTGCCTGCATCTGACCCAAGAATAGTATTTTCTATACCAGTAGTGCAAGTATTTAATGCATATCGTCCCACCGAGACGTTTCTATAACCAGTAGTTAAAGATCGTCCAGAGTTAGAGCCTACTGCAGTGCATTGGTTTTCTACTAAACTGTTTAAAGCAAAATGACCAACTGCCACACTATGACTGTGTGTCTGTACAGAACTTAAAGCTCCGTCACCTACGGCCACATGTGCTACTCCTGTAGTGAGAGCATCTAAGGCAGTATGTCCGACTGCTGTGGCATATCCAGCAGTGCTATTTCTTAAAGCGTTATATCCAACTGCTGTTACTTGAACACCTGTTTGATTAGCGTAAAGAGCATCTCTACCTATAGCGACGGCGGCTGCTCCTGTTGTACAACCAAAACCAGCATATGACCCAACAAAAATATTATTATTTCCAGTTGTAGCTTCATGTCCAGCTAGTCTTCCCAGTGCTACATTTTCGTATCCAGTTGTCAAAGTGCTCATAGCTGCGTGGCCTAAGGCGCAGTTATTGTTCCCTGTAGTGCAAGCATCAAGAGCAAAAGAACCGCAAACAGTATTATTTTCAGCTGTTGTTATCGCTGAACCTGAACCATATCCAACAAGAACTGAATTACTGGTATTTGTTGCGTGATCTCCAGCTTGATATCCTATTGCTGTGTTAAATGTTCCAGCAGTAAGTCTAGTAAATGCTTCATAACCCACAGCAACAACACCTTCTCTATCTGTAGCTGCATCCAAAGCATAACGTCCCACTGCAACATTCTGAGATCCTGTTGTGTTGTTATATAATGCTTCTTTACCTACAGCCGTATTGCTACTTGCTGTTGTATTGGAATATAAGGCGTGTCCTCCTACAGCTAAGTTTCCTGCTCCAGTTGTATTTGCGGTTAATGCTTGAATACCCAACGCAGTGTTCTCTGCTCCAGTAGTGTTTGCATCTAAAGTTAAAGCTCCTACCGCTACGTTTGATGCTCCAGTTGTGTTTACTGCTAATGCTGCTTTTCCCACCGCAGTGTTATTAGAGGCCGAAGTATTTCTCCGCAAAGCTGAATCACCTACGGCCACGTTAGTACTTCCAGTGGTTGTATCCTCTAATGCAAAAAGTCCAATCGCTGTATTTTCATCACCAGTTGTTATATTATTTCCAGCATTTTGTCCAAACAAACTGTTGTCATTAGCATCCGTGCCACTGAAACTAGCTCCCGCACCTGTTCCAGCTACAGTATTTCTTTGAGAGTCACTTGTAACACCTCCACCACCATCTGCAAATTCTAATTGGCCTATAGCAGTTGAACCCGATCCAGATATACTTTTTACTTTTAAAAATTTATTTGCAGCAATCTGATTATCAGGCAATTTTATTGTGTAGGACTGACTTGCAGAGTGATCTGGGGATTCCAGTTTTACACCATGACTATTTTGTGAACAGTTAAGTTGTACCTTTCCATTTAAGCTACTTCCATCACCTTTAATTTCTACAGTGCCAGATCCATTTGGATTTAGTTTAATATTGCCATTTGATGTTGAAGTATTTAACTCGAACGCCTGCAAATCAAGGTTGCCCCCTAGTTGCGGGGAAGTGTCGTCAACTACGTTTGATATTCCACTTGCACCACTTAATGAACCCCAAGCACCGTTATTATATCCTTCAAACTGGTTAGTTGTACTATTATGACGTATCATTCCAACAGCAGGGCTTCCATCCCTCTGTGCTGTCGTTCCACTAGGTAATGTAATCGAGGAAGTAACGCTGAATGTTGCTCTTGCAGTAAAAGTGTTGGCAGAGGAAAGTGAAGCATGACCAAAGTTTGCAAGACTTACATCACCTAAACTCACAAACGCATTATTAGCAGCATTTCTAATTTTTAAAGTATTACCATCAATATGTGGAACGTAAGCTGCAACACCTATCGACATTTCACCAGAACCTTGATTCAAAGTACTGAGTGCACCAATCACCTGGTTTAATTTTGTTCGGACGACAAGACCTGTACCATTATCAACGGTAAAACCTGATCCTCCAGTATTATCAACTCTTGCCATTTAAAAAATAGTAATTTTTCTTAGTATATCTGTTTTAACCACCTTTACCAAACCCAACAGCAGTAAAGTTAAAGTTTCGATTTATTGAACTTCCAGAACTATTTTTAAAATGAACAGTAAAACCTGTCGAACTTATACTACTTAATTCAAAAATATCTCCAGATGACATATTTAAAGCTGTAATTCCAACAGATGGTAAATGTGAATTTGCACCTAATAAACTGCTAGTCCCCACAAAAAAAGGATGGTCAAAGGTAACATTTTTAGCACCTGCTCCAGATGCAATAGCTGTTGCGTTTTGTTCTGTTCTTCTCTGCAAGCTTGCAGTATAACCTAATTCAGTCACTTGTATATCCTGTGCTGGATCGTTTGATGTAAGGTTTGCTCTAAATTGAAATCCTCTTCCCCGATACGTTCCATTTGCAAATTTCTGAAAATCTGTATAAGTAGGTGAACCAGAACTCGGATCATCTGTTGTTACTCTAACAAGCATATCTGCGTTCACATCTACAGAAGCAGTACCATCAAAATCCTGTAAATCATCTATTAATCCTCTACTGTCAATCAAATCATTAGGATATATTGCCTGTGATTTAACGTGTTTTTTAAGATCAAGAGCAAAAACTCCTCCTAAATCTAAAGTAGTACCACCAGCAGTACCGCCAAAATCATAATTTCCACTAGAACTAACACCACCTAAATCATCAAGACTTGCTTCTGCATCAAAATCAGTAATATCATCAAATTGCCCTGTACCACTGAGGTTTATAGAGTTACTGACAGGATCAAAATTAATATTAGTTTTAGTTCCTTGGAACTTAGGACTATCAAGATCTTCTCTCCTTGTTTGCGTTACTAATGACGGTTGTGGATCTGGTAAATCTATTACAACACTTGTTTCTCCAACACTAAATCTTTGTCCATCGTCCTGTGCTTTTAAAATTACCTCACCTTCTAATATTGGTATCTCAGCAGAACTCGTATTACCAGATAAAGCTTGAATTAAATCTGTTGCATTAGAAAATGTACCACTTCCATCAGTAACAGGTGTATGTCTCACATAAATACGTCCTCCAGCAATTACATCTGCTTCCGTAACAGGATTCCATCTTATTCTTGCAAGTTTATCTGTTACAGGTTCAAATGTAAGACCAGTTATATCAGCAGGTGGTGCTGTCTTACCCACAGCATTAAATGTTAAAGTTGCAGGCGTTCTTGAAGGTTGATTTAAAGCATTAAAACTAAATACTCTAAATTCATATGTACCAACATCTGTATTAAATATTTCAGCATTACTTGATGGTGTTTCAATTGTTTTGAATGCTCCATTATTAGCTCTAAATTGTACCTGGTATTTAGTCACCCCAGCCTGTGGCTGCCAATCTAAAATAATTTTTGGAACGGCAGTACTATTAATAACAACAATTTTTTCTGATGCATTTAAGCCATCTGGTGCATTTTTTATTTCAGTAAGTGTTGTTATATTACGCACTGGCATTGCAGTGCCATCTTCTACAAAGGCATATTTAGCACTATCATGCTCAAGAGCAGTAATAGTATATGTTGAATCCTCATTCTCTTTTACATTAACAACACGCCATGATGTAGTTTCAAGAGTGCTAGTTTCAAAAATATAAGGTGCATTTACATTTGGAGCTTGGCTGAAAGCAGAAGAAACGGTAATTGTTTTACCAGAAATATTTGTTATTGTTTTTGTTTCTAGTGAGCCATCTGGCAATATTACAGATAAAGTAGGATTTTCACTTACTGTTGGCACGTTTGTATTGTCAGTATCATCAATAACTACTGTTGTAGTATTAGTGACAGATTGCAATAATCCACCTCTTCTAACACCTGCTTTTAAATTGTCAGATATTTCTATAACATCACCAGGTCTAACTAAAACACCTGCTGCAATTGTTGTTGTAAAAGAACAAGTGTCGCCAGAATTTTGCTCATTATATAAAAACCATCG